TGTACCTGTGCCAGCAAATACAGGTGGTGGTGGTTCTGGTGCTACAGGTGCAAATCGTGGTGGCGGTTCTGGTGTAGTTATTATTAGGTATTAATTGGAGAGCATATGAAAAAAACAATACAAGAAATACAAGATATGCTTGATAAAGAAACTAAATTAAAAACACAACTTGATGCAGCATTAATTGTACAAGAAAATGTTATTGTGGAAATATCTTTAATTAAAGATGAATTAATTCTTTTAAAACAAAATATTAAAGAAGCAATTACAGAATAAATAATGTACAAACAATGCAAAGACTGCAACAAAGAACATCAATATGATGGTCTTGCTGGTGTAGATTTTATAGAATCAAACAAGTTTATTTAAGGAGATACGGTGGCAGGCAGAGACATAACCGATGGTAGAGCCACTCGCTCTATCGCAGTTGACGTAGGTGTAGTTTCATCTACAGCAATCTGGCAGAACACCGATATGTCTTATGACGTAGCCATAGGTGGACTCCCATTCTTTTACGCAATCAATGACGCCCGCCCTTATATACGTCAGACTGCACCCTTTAAGAAAGACCAGTTTGATAATGGCTCTGAGCCAGGAGAGCAATCTCTTACTGGTTGGTGGATTCGTTCTCAATCATCTTTCCACTCTGGTACAGGTATTAAGTTTTTTGATACACAGCGTTCTTTTTCTGCTGCTGATACAAGATATACTCGTTACGCAGACAGTAGCAATGTAGATGTATGGACACAAGGGCAAGTTACACTGCTTAAGCAAACATCAAATATGTCAGGCGTAACTACTGGCATATATAAACTTATTTCTGGTGTATCTTCAGGTACTGATGTAGTAGTTGGATACATCCCTGGAAGTACAACAATGAAGTCTTTCCAAGCAGATGGCACGGTAGTAACTACTTATGCACCAACAGGTTTGGGCAATATCCTTGATGGCTCAGTAGTCACAGATGGCACGCGTTTGTTTGCAGCAGACTCTGACCATATTTACCAAGGTCCAATAAATGCTGCATCTACTGGTTGGTCTGAGTACTACCCAACAGGTGGTCGCACTACACTTGCTTGGGTCAAGCAACGCTTAGTTGCTGGTATTACTAACTCTATTTATGAACTTACTTCTGCTGCTGGTGTATACGCTGCATTACCAACACCAGTATATACACACCCTAATGCCTCTTGGACTTGGACGTCTATTTCAGAAGGTGGCTCTGCCATCTATGCTGCTGGATATGCTGGTGCAACTTCAGCAATCTACAAGTTTGTCTTATCAACTGCAGGTGTAATGCCAACGCTTACATCAGGAATCATTGCAGCACAACTACCTATCGGTGAGTACGTAAACAAGATTGAATCATATCTGGGGTACTTAGTAATTGGTACCAACAAGGGTATAAGAATAGCATCTATATCAGATACTAATGGAGACCTAACCTACGGTCCACTTGTTATTGAATCAGATAACATTGGATATGATTTTGCTTTTAGAAATTCATTTGTATGGGCAACTGGAAGTGTTGGCGGTTATGCTGGTTTGTATAGAATCAATCTTGACAATGAGATAGATACCCTGCGGTTTGCCTATGCTACAGACACTTTCCTTGATGGAATTACTGGCTATGCAACCAGTGTTGACTTTGTTGGAACTTCAAATCAAATAGCATTTACAACATCTGGCAGTAATGGCATTGCAATCCAATCAACTACGAATCTAGCGACAAGTGGGTATCTAACTACAGGTAACATTCGTTATGGAACCCTTGAGCCAAAGAACTTTAAGCGCCTACTGGGACGTGGTGACTTTACCTATGGCTCTATGACACTGGAAACTGTAGACAAAAATGGTGTTGAGTATGACCATATCTCCTACGATGTATCGGTTCCATCTATTGAGGTAGGTACTTCATCTCCCGCTACAGCACAAGAGTACGTAGCCTATAAATTTATTATGTATCGTGATGGAACAGATAGCACAAAGGGTCCCATATTCAAGGGCTACCAGGCTAAAGCAACCATTGCTACTCCACGTCAACGTGTCATCCAGTTCCCTGTTTATTGTTTTGATTTAGAAACAGATAGGTATAACTCAATGATTGGATATGAAGGCAAAGCCTTTGAAAAAGTTTTAGCATTAGAAGAAATCGAACAGACAGGTGACGTACTTACCTGGCAAGACTTGACTACTGGTGAATCTCGTCAGGCTGTCATTGAACAAGTTACATTTACTCGCGGTACACCACCAGATAAACGCTTTAGCGGATTCGGTGGAGTCATTCAAATCACAGTCAGAACGGTATAATAAATGACTGCATTTCAATGGGCAGCGTTTGTTGTCTCAATGATGACTATTACAGCAGGGTTTGCTGGACTCATCAAGTGGTTAGTTAAACACTACTTGTCAGAGTTAAAACCAAACGGGGGCGGTTCCGTAAAAGACCAAGTGAACCGATTGGAAGAACGAGTTGACCAAATCTATTTCCTATTATGCGAGAAGAACAGCAAGTAAATACGCAGTATTCTTTTTAGTTTTTGGTACCTCATTATTTTTTGCACCACAATTAGCACAAGCAACGTGTGTTAACGTAAGCCAGGCTGCAGCGATTGCTGCTGCCGCGTCTCCTACCCCAACAGGTGAGACTCCTACTGTTACTACACTTGATACTTGTGCTGGTGATGATGTTGGATATGCAGTACCAATCACAACAACAGTAACATTTGATGGAGTTCAGTACAACAATGTATACGCAACTACCAATTCAGTGATTACATTTGGCATAGCAGATGGAACATATTGGGATTATCCAGCAACTCCATCAATTTCAATTTACTCTATGGATTGGTTAATCATTCCAAGCCGTCACGCAGATGAACATTTAATTATCAACTCATCCGATGGTGGATTCCAAGTAGATTTATCTGCCAGACCTTATGGCAACTACAATGTTGCTAACCCAACTAATATTATTATCACCGCTGCCATCAATGTCGATGGTACTGTTGCGATTTCCTATGCCGTAACTGGTGCAACGTATGACACACAAACTAGAACTGGTGTTCGTCTTACTAATGGAACAATTGTTACTCTTGAAGATTATGGAATTGTGCACGTAGAAGTAGCACCAACATTGGCACCTACTCCCGAACCAACTCCTACTGTAAGTCCCACTCCAGAGCCAAGCGCCTCTCCTGAACCTTCTCCTTCTCCAACGCCAACTCTTTCTCCAACTCCAGAACCTTCTCCAGTTGAGACACAGACTCCTGTGGTAGTGGAACCTGAACCAACTCCCGCACCTGCTCCGCAGCCAGAACCTCAACCTGCGCCTCAGCCTGCACCAGTTGTGATACCGGAACCTGTTGTGATTGCTGACCCACCTCCTGCTGTAGAACCACCTGCTCCAGAGCCAGTGCCTGTCGAAGAACAACCTGCACCTCCCGTAGAAGAAATTGCACCTGAGCCTCCAGTTGAATCTGCTCCTGAGGAACAGCCACCAGTAGAGATTCCACCTTTGATAGAGCCTTTTCCAGAACCTCAGCCACCACTCGTAATTGATATTGCACCCGAACCTCCGACTGTTGCTGCACCCGATGCTACTGATGCAGAGAAAGCAATCGTAGCACAGGCAATTATTGAACAGGCTCACGGAGAGCCAGTAACCGCACAAGCAATTGCTGATGCAGGTCTTACCTACGCTGACTTACCACCTGCTACTCCGGTTGAAGTTCGTCAAGACAAAGATGGAAATCAAGTTGTCATCACAGCAGAAGTTGCTGCCGCATTAGAAGTACTTGCTAACCCAGCAGAATTAATCAACGCAATCTTTACTGACCCAGCACAAGCACTATTAGCAATCGGTTCTATCGGAGCCGATATGAGTCCACAAGAAAGAGCGCAGTCTGAGAAGACTGTCGTTGCTGCCGTCATCGTAGGTCAAATCGCAGGACAGGCTGCAGTAACCGCTGCTGCTGGCGCTGCTGCATACAGGAGAAAACCATAATGAAAAAATTCTTTTCAGATATAGCCAATCAACTATGGACTCTACTAGGTATGTTCATTGCCTGGGTAGTCCTTGATGGTTCAGCCAAGACAGTTGTTGGATATGCAATTGCTGCATCAACAATCATCTGGGGAATCACATACAAGTTAAGAAACTCAGAGGATGATTAATGACAGGATTTGAAACCCTATGCCTAATGGTAGGTACAAGTTTGCTAGCACTCTGGGGAATTGCTTGGGTGTTAGCAGAAGCAATAATTTTTCTATCAAGGGATAAAAAATAATGGATACATTCAAAAATGTAATGATGCGTATTGTCGCAGTCATTGCAGCAGAATCACTTGGCGTCATAGGTGCTGGTTCCCTAGTCGGAATCAAAGTCTGGCAGGCAGCAGTGCTTGCTGGTGCACTAGGTGCAGCCACAGTAATTGAAGCACTTGCTCGATTCTTCCTTGCCGATGGCAAGTTGGATGCAGATGAAATCAATGCTGCATTTGCAAAGGTCGATGCAAGAAAGGGAGAATAATATGGGTCAGCGTAATGACTTTATTAACGTGGCACGCGGGGAAGTCGGTGTCATCGAAGGTCCAAAAGATAACGAGACAAAGTACGGTGCTTTCACTAAGGCTAACTTCCTACCTTGGTGTGGCTCGTTCGTGATGTGGTGTGCAAATGAAGTGGGACTTAAGATTCCTAATGTGGTCGGCACGTTGGCGGGCGCTCAGGCGTTCATTAAGAAGGGTCAATGGGAAAAGGTAAATGAGGCAACTCCGCTACCTGGTGACATTGTATTCTTTGATTTCCCTGACGATGGCATTGACCGCATTAGTCACGTTGGACTCGTGGTTCGAGACAACGGAGATGGAACAGTTATAACCATCGAAGGCAATACAGCACCTGACAAGAAGGGTGACCAACGCAACGGAGGGCAAGTCTGCCTAAAGAAGCGTGCATACAAAGCAAAGAATGGACCTGCCCTAAAGAAATCCCTACCTGTTTACATCGTAGGATTCGGCAAGCCTGTCTTTAAGTCATAAGGAGAACATATGTTCGACACACAAAAACTAAAGCAAATCGGATTGTCATACTTCCGTGCTGCAGCAACCGCTGTAACTGCACTGTATATGGCAGGAGAACACGACCCAAAGAAGTTGGCTATGGCATTCGTAGCAGGCGTCGTAGGACCAGTCCTCAAGGCTTTGGACTCTAACTCACCTGAGTTTGGTCGCAAGAAGTAGCCTAGCAACACCCAATTTAAGCCCCCTAGCAGGGCGATAGAGACACTTAGCCCCTCATCGGTAGGTATTATCCTACTGGTGGGGGGTTATTTGTCATTCTCGGCGTGTCGTTCCTGCTTAGGTAGATAAGGGTATGAGTATAATTAAATTATTAATAAATAATAAATACTATATAAGGCGCTAGGCGCCTATATAATATATATATTATATATTAATAATCAACTGAATATTAGATAGGTCCCCTCATTGAGTCACCTCCTGTCCTCTGGGGGGGTCTATCTATTCAACCGACAGGAGTAACTATGTGGAATCCATTTAATAAACACGAAGAAGAGCACGACGATATTGCTTTTCTAGTAGCACAACTAACATTTGCTTTGGAAGAATTACAAGAATCAGTAGTAGAACTACGTGAAGAAGTCGATTACTTAGCAGACTTCCTCGATGATTAAGTTAGACGATTACGAATTACCTGAGCATATATCTTACTCAGCATTTACAACTTATCTGACCTGTGGTTATCAGTACTACTTAGGTCGACTACTTAAGGTTCCAGAGGAACCATCCATCTGGTCAGCAGGCGGGCGTGCTTTCCACTATGCAACGGAGTTGTATGATTACGACAACGAATGAATTATGGGCAAAAGCCTGGCGTAAAGAAACTGAAGGACTGAATCTTGAGACTGCTCGTAGAGCAGGTCGAGCCACCAAAGAAAATCCTAACAAGGAAGATGGTAACTGGTGGAATATCAATGGCTCTGTTTGGGTAGACAACTACATCAAGTGGAGACAGAACAACCCTGACTGGAAGATATGGACAACACCGCAAGGTGCACGTGCCATTGAATTAGAACTTAATCCAGTCATCGCAGGCGTGCCAGTGAAGATGTTCATTGACAGAATCTTTGAGGTTAACGGACAACTTGTGATTGTCGACCTTAAGACTTCACGTACACGACCAACCTCTGACCTTCAGTTAGGCTTCTACAAAGTAGGAGTCGAGCAGATGATTGGAGTTCCAGTCAATCTAGGAAACTACTGGATGTCTCGTGAATCGGGGACAGGAGAGATGATTGACCTTAGTAGATATACTTTAGACACGCTTGAATATTTCGTCGATGGCTTTGATAAGGCTCGCAAGGCTGGTATATTTCTACCGAACCTACAATCGTGCAGTTTCTGTGGCTTAAAAGAACACTGCCAATTCACAAAGAAGGATAAATAAATGGCAAACGAAGACTGGAAACTACAAGTTTCTATGAAGGCACCTAATGGTGACCTGATTAACGTTCGTGCTAATACTGCTGATGAACTCAGTGTATTACTCGAAGGAGTAGGAGACTACTCTACACAGATTGCAGCAGTCTCTAAGAAGATAGCAGGTGCATACACTGTAGCCCCTTTATCAACGCAGAGTTCCACTACAAGCACAACTCAACCTGGATTCTTAACTCAAACCCAGGCGGACAATCCATTCGGTGGGGCACCAGCAGTAACCCAACCGCAACCATCGGCGCATCCAACAACGCCAACGTGCGTACACGGCGCGAGAATATTCCGACAGGGAATGAGCAAGACAACTGGGAAACCTTACGCTTTCTGGGCTTGCCCAACTCCTCAGGGAACTCCCGACCAATGTAAGCCAGTAAACTAAATAGAATTATAAGTAGGGTAGTTAATCGGGGAAGGTGACTGCCCTACTTATAACATTAGACAGGAGAGTCAATGAGAACATTAGTAAGAAGTGTTGGCAGAGCCGACATAGGTGGTGAACCACTACCAAGTTGTTTCAAAACATTTGATGCAAACAAAATTATATTTCGTAGAGCAGAAGTCTCTATGCTTGCAGGTGTACCAGGTGTGGGAAAGTCCACTCTAGCACTGGCTTTAGCCCTTCGTATGCACGTTCCCACTCTGTACGTTTCTGCAGATACCAACGCACACACTATGGCTATGCGCCTAGCGTCAATGATTAGTGGTAAGAATCAGACAGACGTTGAACACTTAATGAATACAGATACTGGTTGGACTAAGGCTGTACTACACAAAGCAAGCCACATCGTATGGTCATTTGAATCATCACCCACCCTGCAGGATATACTTGAAGAGGTCGAAGCATTTGAAGAACTGTGGGGCGTACCACCTGAGGCTATCTTTGTTGATAACCTTATGGATATAGCAACAGATGGTGGTGAAGAGTTTGCCTCTATGCGTGCGATTATGAAGGAGTTAAAGTATCTTGCTAGGGCAACTAATGCTGGTGTTATTATACTTCATCATACTTCTGAGGGTGTGTTGGGTACTCCTTGCCAACCCCGCTCTGCGCTACAAGGGAAGGTGGCTCAACTCCCCGCTCTTATCTGCACTCTTGGTATTGTTGGTACTTCTATGGCTATTGCTCCAGTAAAGAATAGATACGGGCGTGCCGATGCCAATGCTAACCTGACTTGTTGGCTATCATTTAACCCTGAATATATGTACGTCGAAGACATACCAGAGAATGGATAGAAAATGATTAGAGAAGAAGAAGACGATACGATGCAAGAGATGCGTGCACTTATTGTCCTTGAGATTAAACAAGAGATAGATAAGTTACTTCAGAAGATTGAAGACGCTAAGGTTCCTGTCACTGATGAGTGGACTGATGGCGTCAATGCTGGTCTTGGTTGGGCACAACGTATCTTGCGTAAGGATAAGAGTGCCACGTAATGGCAAACCCCAATGGGCGCAAAGGTTCTCAGTTTGAAACAGATGTAATGAAGTGGCTACGTAAGATGGGTGCTATGGCAGAACGTCTTACTAAGGCTGGTGCAAAAGATGAAGGTGATATGGTTTGTATTGTCTCGGGACAGACATACATACTCGAACTAAAAAATAGGAAGAGCCTATCGCTTCCTGAGTTTTGGCGAGAGGCACAGGTTGAGGCGGTTAACTACGCTAAGGCTAGGGGTATATCGGAAGTACCCCTGCATTATGTTGTAGTTAAACGTCGCAACTCTGGCATAGAAAATGCTTGGGTCATTCAAGATTTAGAACAGTGGATGAAGGAGAAGTCAGGTGATAAAAATTGACAACGATTTGCCAAGCATCGCAGATGTCTTGCGTCACTATGGTGCGAACATACGACAAGGACACGGGCAAGTTAATCTCAAGTGCCCGTTCCATTCAGATACGCACCAATCCGGCTCAGCCAACCTCGATAAGAATATCTTTATATGCTTTGCCTGTGGCATTCAAGGCAACAGTTTACAACTAATAGCGCAACAGGAGAGAATAAATATAAATGAAGCACGGACATTTGCAGAAGGAATTACTGGGCAAAGCCACCAAGAAGTACGCGGAAAGTATTCATCTGGCATCAGATTACCTAGCAAGCAGAGGAATCAGTCAGGAAGTAGCACGTCTGGCGTCATTAGGCGTGGTCTCGGAACCTGAAGTTGGTCACGAACAATACGCTGGAAGATTATCTATACCTTACATTACTAAGACAGGTGTAGTAGACTTACGATTCAGAAGCCTTAACCCCGCAGTTGAACCCAAGTATATGGGTATGACTGGTGCTGA